TTTGGGTCTTCAAGTAAAACATCATAATAAAGTGTATTAGTTTCAAAAGTAGCAGTCTGTACATCAGTTAAAGAAATGTCAATAACACCATTAGCTCTGTTTGTATATGTAATAGCAAAATCAGCGTATTTAATATTTCTACCCTCATCCCAACATTGAGCATAAACTGTATATCCAGTGAGATTTATAACAGTTCCAGTTGAATCTTTAAAAACAAGTTGCAAAGAAAAGTCTGCTCTTCTTTGCACAGTCATATTATATGTACCTGGTTGTATTGCCATAATTAAATTTTAATAATGTAAAGCATTGCTATATTACGAGGTCTAGCTTCGTTACCACCATCATTGCTAGTATTTGTACTAACATTAACATTAATTCCTGTTGTTTTAGTTGAGGTTTTACCTACGTTTGCCTCTTCAGATCTGCTGACTATATTATATCCTTCATTTAAGTTAGCAGCACCTGTACCAGATGCAGGGGTAACATTACTACTTAAGGTACTATTAAATCGTGACTGTCCAGCATTTCCTAACTTAAATGAATGATGGAAGTGGCCTGAGTCAGATACAGATGCGTTAGAAGATGCTGTGTGGTTATGCTGTTGGTTTTGCGCGCCTTGAGATGTTCCTACGTTTCTGCCTGAGTCAACACCTCTACTGTCATCAAAACCCCTAACAAATTCTCCTCGTAAATCTGGAACATTAAAACTATTTCCATCAACAGCACCATAGGCTGTACCTATAACAGCAAACAAAGCAGCGTAAGTTCCTGTTCTTGAATATGAAGCACCATTACATTTGACATAACCTGTTGGAACTGTATTAACAGCTAAACAAAAAACAGACCCAGTAGGCACACCAGCCACAATTTGGAAGCTTAAATTTCCAGATCCATCCGTTTGTAAAAAACCGCCATTAGTTATTGATGAAGGTAAAGTAAGAGCTACGTTGCTAGATAAAGATGATGGAGATTGAATAGAAACAAAGGGAGAACCGCTTGAATCTTGAAATCTAATTGGCAATGCGTTAAGCATATCCAAACCAGCATTACTTATACCAACTCTTTGTGTGCCAGCAGTAGAAAATCCCATAGTGTTAGCACCTGACCTAAAAATTCCTGTATCGCTGTCTCCGTCAAAACTTAGTGCTGGACTGCTTGCTCCAGAGCCATCATCTAGTTCTAGTGGGCCTGTTAGCGTGTCTCCGGCCCTTTTTACAAGTCCTAAATTTGCTTCATCTAAATTACCGACATCAAAATAAGTAGGAGTTGTACCAGAAGTACCATCATCTCCTGTAGTTGACCTAATTAATAATTTTTTAGGCGAGGTAGAATTATCTGCAACAAATTCACATGGTAAAACCTGACCAGCCTGTGCTTTATCTCCAAAATTATTTGACGCTTCAGCAGCTAACGCAAGGTTAAGGTCTGCTCTTACACCAGCACCAGAACTATTTGCAATATCTTTGTTAGCTACTTGTGCCATTTAAAAAATACTTTCCTCCATATTACACCCCTTTACCGTAACCGACAGCTTGGAATGTAAATTGTTTATTTACTGGAGCATTACTATTGTTAGCATCTAATATTTTTATGTTGAAGCCTGTGCCAGTTACTCCTGACAATACAAAATATTCTCCAGCAGATGCGTTTTGTATTGTAATACCAACTGAAGGTAAGAAAGCATTTACTCCTCCTAAACTAGAAGTTCCTGTAAAAAATGGTTTTCCAAAAGTTACGTCTAATCCAGATGAAGAAGTACCAGATTGTTGTGGTGCGGTAGATGTTCCGCTCCCTGTTTGATAACTCCTTTCAGTTCTAGACTCAAATGACGCAACAAAACCAGCTTGAATAACATTTATATTATGTCCAGTATTTTCAGAAGTTAAATTTAATCTGAATTGAAATCCTCTACCTTTAAATGTTCCATTTGCAAAAGTATTAAAAGCTGTATATGTTGGTGAGCCAGATGGATCTGTTTGCGTTGTTCTTACAACCATTTGAGCATTAACATCTTCAATCGCAGTACCATCAAAATTACCATTAGTTGCATAGTTATCCCACCCACCACCAGCAGGGCCACCTAGACTTGGAGGTAAATCTGGAATTTGTGATTCAATAGTATTACCAATTTCAATTCCAATAGTCTGTAAAATTCTTTTTAAATTAAGAGAAAACACACCACCCAAATCTATTGTACTTTGGAAGTCATATGTACCTGTCAGTCCATTAGTAGCTGCTGGGTTAGTAAGACTTAAGACGTTACTGGTAGTGCTTGTGCGTGTCTTAGTACCAGGGTAATTGTTATCATCATCTCTTTCTGTAAGAATTACCTGTGTATCTACTAAGTCAGGTAAATCTAATATTACACTTGTTTCTCCTGTACTAAATCTTTCTCCATCATCTCTAAATTTTAAAATGTATTCTCCTTCAAGTGCTGGTACAACTGCTTCTGTAGTATTACCAGCAGCAGCTTGTACAAGATCTACAGAGTTAGCAAAAGTTCCAGTTCCATCAGTCTTATTTGAGTGTCGAATATAGACTCGACCTCCATGCAAAACATCTGGATCAACAGACTTATCCCACCTTAATCTTACTAACTTATCGTTAACAGGTTCTAACGTAAGATTTTGAACATCATTTGGTACTGCTGTTTTTCCTTCTGCATTAAACTGTGTTGATGACGGAGTAGACGATAGTTGACCAGCAGCATTGAATGAAAATATTTTTATATCATAAGTTCCAGCTTGCGTATTCATGATTTCTATATCAGGTCTAAATACAATCTCAGTAACCCAGTTAGTATTTTGAAATCTATATTGAACTTGATATTGCGTAACTCCAGCTACAGGCTGCCAAGATATAAGTAATCTATTAATAGCAATATTATTTACAACAACTATTTCTTCTAGAATTGGTAATTTAATAGTTGGGGCTGGTTTAAGCTCATTGAGTCTTGATATGTTTCTTGCTGGTAAGGTAGGGAAATCTGTTGATTCTATATTTGTATATTTGTCAGACCTATAAGCTAATGCACTTATAGAATAATTAACTCCATCTTGCTCTTCTACGCTTACGACCCTAAAAGTTTGTGGCTCTTCACCAGTTCCATCACTTTCTAATAACCAAATAGAATTTACATTAGGTGTCGTACTAAGTGGGCTTGTAAGATCTATTTTATCCCCAACAACAGTACAAGCTTTTTTTTCCAAAGTTCCATCTGGCATTATTACACTACACTCTTTATTACTACCTCCAAAACTATCAAGATTAGCAGTATCATCAACTGTAATTTGTGTTGTGGTGGCAGCAGCAATACGACCAGATCTTCTATCTCCTTGCCTAACTGGATCATTTACAGCAATTACACTACCTGGCCTTACTATTGCACCAGCATCCATTGATGTAGAAAAATTAATAACCTCACTTTCCTGTTCCTCCGAGAAGACTATTGCACGAGCCAAACGCTGCGCTTGACCTCTAGAAGTACAACCAAAACTTTTTACTTGTTTGTAAACTATTCCTAACTTTGCTCTTCTGTTAACTTCTGCTGTACTGTTACCATCGCCATATACCTCAAAATCCATCTCTCTTGAATCCATATTAAAATAACTAACACTTACAACAGAATGTCTTTGTTTAAGACTTGAACCTGTATAGCTAAACCCTGCTGGAGTTACATTAGCTAAACTAAATAAATAACTAGGGTCTGTTGGTGCATCTTGAACAATTGAAATAGAACCTTGTGACCATACTGGAATACATCTCATTATTGAGGCTAAATCTTGAATTAAATTAAAAGCTTCTTTAGATGATTGTATGTTTACGTTGCAGCTAAATCTTGCTTCCTGTCCTCCAAATCCATCATTAACTAGCTCGTTGGCATATCTACTTGCAGCAACAAAACTATATAAATCTAAATTTTCATACAATTCAGAATCATTAGCTTGATTAGGAGCTATATGAGTTCCAAATCCATAGCGTTTAGTTGTGAGAAGATCCAGAAGAATCATTGCAGGGCAACTACACCAAGTGGCAGCAGCCATTTGTCCGTTAAAAACGTAGTTTAGTGGGTAATTTATACGGCCTGTCTGTAAATCAACAGTTGGAGTTAAACCTCCATTAGCTGCTGGTATTCGTACTTTTATACCTCTTATTCGATATGCTCGTCTTGGAATTGCACTAAATTGCTCAGAGTCTATCCTAAGTTGTGCATATGCAGAATCAGGATATGTTTGTGGATCATCTACTATCTCTTGCATAACAGAAACACTAAATTCGTCTTTAAGTGAATTATCTGTACTATCTGCTGTTACTCGAACAACTTTAATTGCAGCTTGTGAATATGTTGCTGGTAAGTTTACACGATATTCTTTTGAGTAAAGATCAGCAGATCTTCCAGTAATAGTATCTGTAATTTTTGTCTGAAAAGTTCCATTATTAGTTTGTAATTGTATTTGCAACTCAACGCTAGAACCTAATAAATCTCCATTATCTTCTGCTTTTTGTAATTGAGGAAAAGATATTGTTACTCTTACTGCATCTTTGTTAAGAGAGATAGCTTGTGTTACACCACTATTAGCAACAGTACAAGGTCTAGGAAAACCAGCTATAGGACTTGAGTTTATAGGGTCACTTGATTCAATACCCGGAATAACAAGTTGGTTGTTTGTACCAAAACGTGCATCTAATACAACATTTTGAAAATTAAAATCTGCATCTGCCGGACTACTGTTACTAGCATTAGCATTAAGTATTGGTGTGTTATTTAAAAATATATCTTTTTGTGCTGCTTTTAAATAATCAGCAGAACTCTTGGCTATACCATTTTTAGATGGTGTTGCAAATCCCTCTATCTCACCTTCTGATAACAAATCTTGTATTGTTGCAAACTGTTTACTATTAAGAGTATCAGGCGCACGATACGGAGTAGGAGGAGTAGGAGGGCCACCAGCACCTTTAATGATTTTCTTTGTCATGCAACCACCTGATTCGTATCAACAGAAGCAGAAATCACCACAGATCCGCACACGATTTCTCCATATACAATGGGATGTGCTGTCCCGGCGCGGCTCGTATTTTGCACCCCAGAGAAGTTGAAAGATATTCGTGGGTCATCTTCTTGTTCTTCTGGTGTAGGTAGTGGAAACAATATCTCAGAAACTCCATTTAAAACCATCCCAGCACCAATAGCACTTAAAGCAGTACCTATTCCTGTCATAATCGCACTACCAGCAGCTAATCCAGTTGTTCCAAGAGTTGTACCATATGCAATTTTACCTCCAGCACCTATTGTTCCAAACATACCAGCACCGGGAAATAAGAATGATGCACCGATTAAAGCACCACCTAATAAAATCCTATTAAAGCTGCTACCACCAGCACCACTTATAACAGGTACAAAATGTATTTCTGATTTTCCTACAGGATCATGTATTTGATCTTTATCTAATTCATTATTTCCAACCAATACTTGGTAATATCTATTACTCATATATGCTTCTAATTTCGGAAAATTTGTTATTAAAAATTTAACCGCTTCTGCTGTTGTTTTTACAACAGCCTCAAATTCATCTTGTCCTAAAAACTCAGCAAGTTCTCCATGTAATTTAATTTTTCTGAGCATAACGATACCTCTTACCAGTACATTTTTGTAACCACTCAGAATATGGCTCTC